CCTACCACCAGCCAACCGCTCAATGTGTATAGCGAACACGCCTTCGTGCGAGTATCAGCCACGCAGTACACCACCATGCTGGTGAGCTGGTGGTATTTGCGGTCGGTGTAGTTGGTGGCGGTGTAGGGTGCGGTGCGGCTGGTGTAGTCGTCTTTGTCGGTGGCGGCCAGTATTGATTTGATGCTGCGGATTGAGATTTTCTTGGACGGGCTGTTGAAGTCTATAAACAGACAGAAGTGTAGGCGTATGGCATCAAAGAACTCTGAAATAGTAAGCTCGGGCAGGCATTTGGCGTAGTTGAATACTGGCTCGTGTACGTTGAAGGGGAGCGTTGTGCCTTCGCATTGTTTATCAAGTGCGTTGATGTTATAGATAATAGTGTTGAGTATGGCGGGGTGCTCCATGAACTCACTTTCAATGTCGTTGGTGTAGCCTACTATTTCGGCGAGTTGGTTGATGATGTAACCCAAAAACATCATCGGCACCAGGTTGTGCCGCAGGGGTTGGCGCTCGGTGTTGCGGTAGTAGCCGTTAGCTACGGCATCATAGGCGTTGATGGTGCTGCCGAAGCCCTTCACGTCGGTATAAAAATCTGGGTTGTACATGGTAGGAAAGCAATAGTTTGCAAAGCCTGCCATGGTGAACTCGGGCATGGTGGTGTACTGCGTGGCTGATACTCGCACGAAGGCGTGTTCGCTATACACATTGAGCGGTTGGCTGGTGGTAGGTGACAAGAAGCGCTCTATTTGGTAGCTGTGCGGGCCGCCGTCGTGTACTATGCTGATGTTGTTGCCTGTTACGGTGGCCCGTATGGTGGGGTCGGTTTGGTTGAAGTTGAAGTCTTCGGCCAGTAGCGTTAGTAGTGATTCGTCTGAAAGGCGGTCTCGTTCGGGGTTTTTGGTCCATTGCATTTCGGCTTTTATTACGGCACCGATGGTGATGCGTAATAACAAGACCTGTTCGTCTTCCATGCGGCCTGCAGTATCTGGCAATAGTGCCGAATAGAGGTTGGTGGCGGTGGTGGTGGTGGCAAAGGTTTGTGAGCCTAAATCGAGTTTTGTGATTTTGGTTTTTAACAGATCTGGACTGATGTTGCCGGGGGTGGAAATTAGGTTGATGGTGTAGCCGTCGGTAGTGACGGTGCGTAGCTCTAACCTACCGAGCATAAGGCGGCTACTGCCAAAGTATAGCTTGGCGTTGTCGTAAGAGCGATACTTGCCTTGGCGAGAGGCAAGCAGGGAGGCGTAGCCAAAAACGGTGTCGTTGGTAGGCGAGCGGGGGAGCGTGAACGGAAAGGTCATGCTCCCCTGCTGGGTTAGCTCTAACAGGGGGCTGTTGAACTCGGCTTGGATGCCGTAGCTCTGGGGCAGGTCAAGCGTGGTTTCGCCTACTACTATGCTGTAATTGTACATACTAATAGATGTCGTTGTTTTGAACTACGTTGACTTGGGTGGCACGGTCGCTGCCACTGCTGGTGAGCCAGGCTATGGCGGTGTATTCGTTGCCTTGTAACAGATCGGTAGTGTTGTAATTGAGTGTGCTGGCTGGGCTGCGGCTGGCTACGGGTTGCTGCACGTAGTCGAGTACGAGTGGGGCTATGTAGTTGTGTAGGTCAGTTAGTTGTGATGGCAGGTAGAACAACACAAAATAAACGGCACTTGCGCCGTGCTGGTAGCAGAGCTTGGGCACACGGAAGGCATCGTAATACATTCCGTTGGTGTACACGTCGGTCAGGTCCACCTCGGTAGCGGCTCGCTTGGTTGGGTGTGTTCCTTTGAACAGGTCAATGGCAAATATTTTTTTGTCGTTACTGAAACCTTTGTCGGAGCTGTAACAGCCTTCGGCGTTGGCCATGGCGGTTTCGACATCTACACTGCTTTGCAAATTAACGGCCTGATAGCCGCCTAAGCTGGCTACGGTGTAGTGCATTTTGTAGGAGCTGTTGACGGCCTTAAAGGTAGCTGAGATGGAATCAAAGAAATCTTTTTGAGACTGAAAACGGAAACCGAGCCAGTCTTCGCCCGCTTTGGTGTCGAATATGCCGTTTTGTGTACCGCCGTTGATAATTGGGTACGGCGGGTTCACCTGACTGAATAGCGTATAGCTGGTAAGGTGCTCGGCGTTGAGTGCGCCGATGGTGCCGTATTTTTCGAGCAAATAATCACGATAGGCGGCTATGGTGACGGAACCGTAGTCGGTGGTTTTGCTGGTGGCAGGGTCGGACGGCATGCATTGCTCGGCGTTGTCGCCATAGTAGATGTTAACGCCGTAGATTTTATTGGCGGCTTGCAGGGCTTCAAAGTGGTTGGCTACTTGATCACAAAAATCAATAATGTGCGGTATGCCTGTGGTGCTTTGGAAGCTACACATTACGTTGGTGCCCAGGAAGTTGGCCAGTGTGCCGTCTTGATACCTCATAATGTCGGCATCGGGGTAGAAGTTACTAAACTTTTCGGTGCCGTTTAGGTGGCGTTGGTCTATACGGAGTAACTCTAAGTTGAGCTCAACGAGCATATTTTTGGCCAGCACGTAGTTTACGTAGGCATCTATTCCCGTCCAGTTGATGGTGTCAGATGGGGAGTTGGGCATGAGGTCTGTCCAGCCGATGCGTAGCTTTACGAGGGTGAAGCCTTCGTTTTTGGCTGTGGTGACCATGTTGGTGAACACGTTCCAATCATTACCGCTGGTGGCAATGTTGTTGAAAATAGTGAAACCAAGTTGGGTTTTGGCGGGGTCGGGGAAGCCTGCGGCGGCTCCGTCGCCACCTTCGGGGGCTGTTGATCCGGCAACGGTGATGTCACGGGTGGCGGTGTCGTGGGTGGTGGCTACGTCGCCTTCGGCGCAGCTGTCTATGGTTACTTCGTTGATTACGTTGGTGCCAGCTGTGGCGGTGACGGTTACCCAGAACTCTGCAAGGGCGGTTGCGCCTGATAGGATTTCGGGGAATGTGATGGTGACTGTTGCGCCTACGTGGGTTACACGGGAGTCGGTGGTGGACTGCCATGTTAGGCCCGTAGGGATGATGTCGGTCATTACTACGTCGGTAACGGTAGCCGAATGGTTGTTGGTTACGCCTACGGTTACTCTGATTACGGCGGAGTTGGCAGGGGTGCGGTTGTTGAAATCTTTGAGGGCGGTGAGGTTGATCACCACGGGGTCTGGCGGTGGTGGGGGTACTATGATGTCCACCACTGGTGGTGGTGGGATGTCGGAGTGGTTTTGGTTGCTGAAATGATAACTGAATTTAAAGGTGGTGAAGTCCACCTTTTGGTTTTTGATGTAGGTTGGTATGGTGGTTGACTCTTCGAGGGTTAGGCCGACGAGTCCTTTGGGCGATAGCTCATAGATGCGTTGGCTTAGGTCGAGCTCTTGCAAATAGCTTAACCAACCGTCGGGCTGCATGGGGCCTGTGCCTATGCTGATGCCGGGTGTGCCTTGTAGGTTGATGGGGAAGTTTTGCAAAAAGGTTTTGGTGACATCCTTCGGGATTATGGCCTGGGCTATTTGGCGGGTGGTTTTTTGGGTTTCGGCGATGTTGCCCGTGAAGCGCAGGGTATCGAAGCCTCCGAGGGAGTTTTGGAATAGGAGCTTTACGGGGTTTTCGTAATAGAGGTCATCTACTTGATAGGTGCGGGTTTCGGAAACGGTTTGGTCGTTTTCGTTGGTTAAGTACACACTATAACTACTTACGGATTTGCTGCGTAGGTGTAGGCGTAGGGCTTTGTAGCCTACTGGTATGGCATAGCGGCGGTATTGCGATAGGCCAGACTTGAACATGGCGACGGTGAGGTCGCTGGTGCCGTCGGTATAAGTTACACTCACCCAAAGTTTGATTTGTGATGGGATGGGGGTGAAGTTGACCAGGAAGTATAGGAATTCTTCTTGATCGTCGGCTATGGTTTTGTTGTTGGGTTGCCAGGTTAGGAATCTACGAGCATCCTTTTGGTAGTCGGTAAAGAAGTTGTGTTGCCACACGGTGAAATCTGGCCAGCCTACGCCGCCTCGCATGACGGGCAGGGTGTCGGTAGTTTCGGTAGGGCTGGTGGGGGCTTCGTTGGGGCGTTCGTACCAGTATTTGTGTCGGTAAAAGAGGAAGTGCTTGCTTTCCTCGATGATGGTGCCTTGATTTGGCTCAGGCACGGGTATGTTGTAAGCGGCGTGGTTGAAGAACACGCCCGAGAAGTCAACATCATACCCGGAGGCATCGGGCTTTATGTTGGCGTACAAATAGATTTTGGGGTAGGTGGTGGTTATGCCGTTGATGATTTGGTACGGCTCAATTTCGTTGACGCAGGTTACTACACCTGATAGGCCCGAAGGCGGTAGGGTGATGCGAAACGGCATGTCCGAAAAACGCATCGGTAAGAATGTAAGGCTTGCGGCTGTTGGCATGGTATCGGGGGGTTTGATACTGCCAAGTTGGGATGCTTAGGGGAGTGGGCAAAGGACAAAAAAAGGTTCAAGCGGAACGCCGCCCGGCGTGGACGCTTGAACCAGTGGGGTGTTATGGGGTTAAATCTTTTATGGGTTCAGTCCATTCATTATTTTTTACGATTCCTTGGCTTACTAAGTTGCCATTGAGAAATATTTCATACTCGTCGTCGTCTTGCAGCCTATTGCTGGTGAACGAAACATTGTCTTGATTTATGACAACTCTGGTGCGTTGTCGGCCTCTTGGAATTAGACATGCTCCGATGAAAATTCCAATAAGTATTCCAAAAAAAAGAAGAAAAAAGTTCATATTAGTTGGTTGCCCATTTGAGGGTTAGGTTTGGTTTCGTCTATAAAGATAACTGCTGGTATTTGTTGTTTGTCAACAGTTTCAAGTGCTAACCTAAGACATTCATCAAAATCGGGAATATCATAAAATCGCAAGCACACTTCTTCTGTGTTTGAAACATGTACTTTTAACTTCCCAGTATGCGGACAATCCCGATAATAGGCCCGTCTAATCGTATTTCTTAACTCAAATTGAAATGGATGAAGATCGTCAGGTTTATGCCATAAATAGCCAATAAAGCCTCTTTTGGATAGTTCGTGCTGGTTTTCCTTACAATTTACGTCAAAAAAAGGGATAGGTGGCGGGGCTGTACACATTATTTTAGTTGGTTGCCCATTTGAGGGTTAGGTTGTTGGCTTGGTCGGGGGTGAGTTGGTCGTAGGTGGTGTTGTAGATGAGCATAGCGAGGTGGTCGTCGGCGTTGTTGGCTTTGTCGAGTAGGTGCAGGATTAGGTCGGCAATTACTCGGCGGTTGGCAAGGGCAAGGGTTACGTTGTAGTCTTCCATGGGGGTGTGTGATGTGATGGGGTGCAACAAAAAACGGTGTTGCACGTGCCGTTTATCCAACCCAAGCAAGGGTAAAGGTTATTATCCTTTAACGGGGTGACAACACCGTTTCGAGTGGTATTGCGAGGCAGTATTGTCAAACTGTGGCTCAAAACTGGGTGAGCCGTTCCCTTGCTTGGTTTGGATGTTGCAAATGTATAACAAAAGAAGTTCAAGCGTGGATGGTTGAACCAGTTTTTTTTTTTACCTCACCCCTGCCCCTCTCCTGGGGGAGAGGGGTAATGCAATGTATAGGGGTAATGCAATGGGGGTTAGTTTGTGATTTTGGCGTTTTGGCGGATGTCGGTTATTTGGTCATAGCCTTTTTTGAAGGCTTGCCATTGCCATACGGCTTCGATGGGTTGATCGAAGCGTTGGTTGATTTTATTGAGGGCTTCGAGGATGGCGGCTTGTAGCTGGCTGTCGGCGGCGGGGGCGGTTGGGCTGCTGCTTGGGGCGGGGCGGTAGCCGTCGGTGTAGCCGCCTGTGGCGTAGGCTGGGGTGCGGCTGTAACGGAGGCCGTCTATTACAGACACGAGGTTGGCTACTACGGGGTTGCGAAGCTCGGCGTTAGAGATTATGCGCTCACGGCCTTGCTCGTTGACCCATGCGAGCATGGCGGTGGGGCTGGGCTTGCGGCCTAATTGGGTGCGGCCTGCGGCGGGCTGGTCGGTATAACCGCCCTGGGCAAACTCGGGGATGGGGGTGGCTACGATTTTGGCGATTTGGGCGGCGGCAGTAATACCAGCGATAATAGCAAGTGCTGGGTTTTTTAAGTTTTGGATTATACCTACTGCACCTGCAATTGTGGCCTGAAATATTGCGGCAATTTTGTCTTGCTCGGCTTGGCGGCGTTTGATGGCTCGGGTTTTTTCGTTGTAGTTTTGTTCTATTTCGGCTTTGGCGGCTTGATAAGAATCTTCGGAGAGTAGGCCAGCTTCTTTGTCACGGTCGAGATTGGCTAAGCGGCGGTTGTGCGCAGCGTCGGCGGCGGTTTGTTCTTTTTGGAGACCGATGGCGGCGAATTCAAAGATTAGGCCGATGCCTTGCTGGGCGTATTGGAGGGCTTCTTGGGTGGTTTTGTTGCGGCGTTTTAGTTTGTCTTCTTCGTTTTTGTTTATTTTTTCTTTTTCCTTATCGGATAAGTCCATTAACGCTTTGCTGTTGGCATCGGCTAGCTCTTGGCGTTTTTTGTCATATTTGAGGGCTATGAGGTACTTTTCTTCTTCGGTTTTGCCGAAGGCTTCGGCTTCTTCTTGTAGGAATAGCAGGTAGTTTTGGCGGAATAGTACGGTGTAGAGTGCTGCCTTTTTCTCCTCATAACTTTTGGCGGTGGCGTATCGGCCTTCGGCGGCGGCGAGGTCTATTTCGGTTTGGGCTATGGCGGTATCTGATGCGAGCTTGCGGGCTTTGGCTGCGGTTTCTTCGGCGAGTTTGGTTTGGCGGTCGGCGTTGTCTTGCAGGATTTTGGTGACTTCTTGACCCAGCTCTTGGTTAGCTACCAAGACGGCGGCTTTGTATTGCTGTTGGGTGATTATCTTGTCGGCAAGGTCTTGCTAAACGGGCTTTTTCTTTCTCGAAGCCTGCGTTGGCATCGAGTATTTTTTTGTCGGTTTCGTCGGCGTAGAGTTTTAGGCGGCGTAACGAATACTCGGCTTCGATTTCGGCTTGGCGTTGGAGGCGGGCTTTGAGTTTGTCGGCTTCTTTGTCGGGGTCTTTTTTATCGCCTGTGGGTGCGCCTTCTTTTTCGAGTTGTTTTAGGAATTCGTCACGTAGTTTGTCGAGTTCTGATTTTTGGGTGGGTTTTGTAACTTTTGCTTTTTGCTGGGCTTCGATGGTGAGTTCGGCTTTTTTGATACCAAAGCCTGTTGCTCCGCCAGTAATGTAGGCACCAGCCAACTTGAACCCATTGATGGTAGAGTTGATTAGAAACGATACGCCTTTGATACTTCGGTTTAGGTTTTCGAGTAGGAATGACAAGGCAGGGGCTACGAAATTATAAATATCGGTAGCGATGCCACGGAGGTTGTCTTTGAGGGTGGACCAACGGCCCGAAAGTGTTTTGGCGGATGCTTCGGTAGCTCCTTGTATGCCGGGGAGTTTGCCAAGGCCGATTAGATAGTCGGTTATGGCTTTTCGGGTGTTTTTGACGGTGGTTGATACGCCGTTGTAGGTGAATATGACGGAATCACCGCTTTTTTTGGCGTTTATACCGAATTCTTTGAGGCGTTCGTTTTCGCCTTGCTGGGCATCGGCAATGGCTTCGACGAAGTCTTTGATGGTTTTGTTTTTGGAGATGGCAACGTCTGACATCTGCACCAGCTCTTGCTTGGTTGGTATGATGCCTATGCCTGTGAGCCGCAGAAAGGAGTTGGTGACTTCTTCGATTTCGAGGGGGCTTTTGTCGGCAAAGTCTTTGATGATGGCGGTGGCTTCGGCGGCGGCTTGTTTGTTGTTGCGTAGGCTGTTAAGGATTAAGACGTTGAGCCGCTCGTTTAGTGTGCCTACTTCGAGGATGTCTTGACCTATTGAGGCTGCTGAACCAATGCCTATGCCAGCGGCGACACTGCCGAGTGATATGCCAGGAATTAGGGATTCAAAGGCGGATTTGCTGGGACGAAGGTCGTTGGCTCGGGCGGCTCTGAGTTTCTCGACTTCTATTACTTCTATTAGCTTGTTTTTGTATTCGTCAGAATCTTTGGTTAGTCCGTCTAATTCTCGTCGGAGTAGTTTATAATAGCTGGTTAGTTTATTGCCATTAAGGGCTTGAATTCCTTCTTGCTTTACGAGTTCTCTGACTTTTGTAGTTTGCTGGTCTATTTCGGTATTTAGCTCACTTATTTTAAAGCGGGCTTCTTCGGCTTTTTTTGCTAATTTCTTATAGGCTGGGTCTGATTTATCAGACATGGAAATCATTTTCTTTTCAAAATTGTCAGCAGCTTTTTGTGTTGCATTAAGGGCGGCATTGAGTGCCTTGATGTGATTTTGTAAAGCACCGATTTGATTGATGCTTTGTTTACCATCAAACTTGTATTCGGTCTGGACTTGCTCGGTGCGGATTGGCATATTGGTTTATTTTTGAAATGTTATGCGGATAAAATTATTGAGCTCGTTGATGTGCTGAACCTGCACGGCTTCTTGCAGGGAATAGATCCACCCATAGAGGGGGCGGGTGTAAAACTTTTTGGGGCGGCGGGCTTTTTTCTTTTCGGTGGCTATGCGGTAGGCGGCTTGGGTTTGGAGCTTGCCGTGGGAGTAGCCACGGCCTGAGCCCATGTCAACAAAGCGACCGTAGGTATTGAATATAACCTGCACGGTGACTTGGCCGTCGGCGTTGGCGCTGGTGGTTACTCGCACGGAGTTTTTGAGGGCCGTGCCGCTGATGCCTTTTTTAGCAATTTGCTTTTTGAATATGGCTTCGAGCTTGGTGGCTTGGTTGGTGATGTAGGCCACGGTGTCGGTGTTGATGGTTGGCATTTCACGGGTTTTGTTTACGTGAAATTGGTGGATTGCGTGGGAATGGAAAAGGACGTATGCTGGAATGCACCTCACCGTGACGACGGACCGCTCTGCCCCTCTCCATTCTGAGAGGGGTAATGCAAAGTTTTTTAACAAAAAAGCCAACTGGTTCACAGTCGGCTAATGTTCAAAACCAGCAGCTAAGTTATTTAGACTTGCCTTGTCGTGAATACAACTAAATCGTCAGTTCACGATTATTAACAGATAAGATCATCCGTATTAGTCGTAACAACCTTCGTACTCTATAATTTCAACAATTGACATACCTTCACGAATATCACCTAAGTCGGTGATGGTGTCAGGTGTAAGTATGATTGTTTTGATTTTTAAAACCATTGCAACCTTGACAAAGGTACTAAGGAGCGGCACGTATTTGCCGCTGAACATTTCAGATATTCTACTTTGTGAAACACCTGATTGTTTTGCTAAGTCTTTTTGTGTAATGCCTTGACGTTTTTGCTCGTCATGCAGCATTTTGCAAAGTTGTTGGGCCAAATTACTCATATCCGTACTTTTTTAGAAGCATAAACAGGCACACTAAAGGTGTAAATAACGTTGCCTCTTTTACTTAATCGCTCACTAATTATAGTGCTATTGGTAGGTACTATGACATCTTCACGAATGGCAAATTCTTTGATATAAGGAATATCAACGAATCTTTCTGGATAGTAAACGGATTCAATTTCAAGCAATGTTTCGGCTACATTGCGAATGTTGTTAGTGAATTTTGTTTGGTAATGACCATTGGAATGGTCTGAAATACGAAACTCGTTAAACTTAGCTATTTGTATATAAGCAGAATATCCATTTGTAAAACAAACGTGGTTGCTTAATATTTCAATATTAAGTGATTCGAGTGCATTGACAAACTCTTTATGTGCAGAAATAGCCCATTTGACCGAATCTGATTCGTCGGAATAGATAAATGGGGCGTAGCCCAATGTTTTAGATATATCTGCGAGTGTCATTTTTTTACAAATTTTACACACAAAAATATATCAAACTTGTGATATTTGCAAGTTTTTTTTTGAAATATTTACATTGAAGATATTAGATAGCGGAGATGGTTAGATGGGTAGTATTTTGCGGACGTATAGAAATAGGCGTATGGCTACAATGCCTGCTAAGGCGATGGCTATGATCCGCCATCGGTTTAGCTTGGCTTGGGTGAGGGCAAGGGTGCTGGCAAGGCGGCTGGCTTTGGCTTGGTAGCTGGCGGTGCTGTCGGCTTGCACTTGCACTTGTATGGCGCTTTGCTTGTAGGCTTGGCAACATAGCTGGCCTTGCTCGGCTTGCTTGGTGAGGGCTACGAGGGTGGCTCGGTCAACGCTAATTTTTTGGGCGTGTAAGGTTGCGGATGCGACGCATAAGATCATCATCGCTGATATTAAGATAAGCAGAATCCAGGCGAATTTTCTCATAGTTGTAGAGTTTGAGTTGGTTGGCACTGTACAGGGAGTCGAGCTTTGAGATTTGGGTTTTGATGCTTCGGACTTCGGTGAGTAGGAGCTTGTTGGTGCAACCACATAGGCATAGAGTGCACATAGTGAATGCGAGGATTGCTATTGCTTTCATGGGCTTGGGGGTGTGGGGTTGCCGTCGTTGTCGAAGGATTCGAGCTTGGCCAGTAGCCATTTGGGTACTAAGCCGGGGTTGATTAGGGCGGCGTTTTCGACTACTGAGATGGCTTCTCGGATTAGGATGGCGAAGAATAGGGTGTCGTCGAGCCAACTGAGTAGGGTTACTTTTTGGCCGTTGATGGTGACGAACATGAGTACGTGGGTCATGACCAGAAAGCTGAAATAGACCAGTAGCTTTTCGATTATTTTGCCCCAGCCTTTGGAGCTTAGTTCTTTGCGCTTGTAGGCGGCGTAGGCCCCGAGTACGCTATCTATGGCTACGAGTGTAACCATGAAGATGAGATATTGCCAGTCGTTGAATAGGTACTTTTCGAACAGCTCAGACAGCACGGCAAAGATGGACGCTGATAGCAATAGCGTGGGGTTGTAGAGTTCGTGTGAGATACGGATTAGGGTCTCTTTCATTGGGAGGTAGGTTGGGGTGGTTTATGGTTGAAAATAAAGTTTTGCTTCGGCGGTGCGGCGGCGGGTTAGGCCTTTGGTGAATTTGCTACCAGGGCGCACGTTGGTTTTGACCCATACTTCACTGATTTTGGGGTTGGTAGGGTCGGCGTTTACCATCATGACGATGGGTGAGTTTCGGAATGTTTTGGGGGCTACGTTGTAGGCGTAGGAGCATAGGGCATCGAACTGGTGCTGGGTGAGGGGGACGGTGATGGTTTCGGTTACGAGGCTGGCGAAGTCTCGGTTTACGAGGTTTTCAAAGAGTTGGTCGGCACGGCGTTGGGTGATGGTTTGGCCGAGTTTGACTTTGGAGTTGTCTTCATAGTAGGTGTTGCCCCAACCGATGGTTGGGATGTCGCCCGGGACTTGGTAGGCGGTGAGCGAGCAGCTCTCGAATGATTTAATGAGGGCTATGCCTGCGGGTGATATGGTGCTTGGGTTGGTCATGGGGTTATGGTCCAGTCGGCTGGGTTGTGTAGGGTGGTGAATGATAGTCGGTTGCGGGTGGTGAATTCTAAGCGGATGCCTGCGGCGTTGTCGAATAGGTCTTCTACAAATTGAAAGGCTATGGGGGTGCGGTCCAGGTTACGGAGCGCAAAGGGTACGGCTGGGTTTTGGGTGTATTGGTCAAGGTCGTAAAGGAGCTTGGCCCAGAGTTTTTCGGCAAGGGCTTCGGCTGCTTGCTGGATGGACTTGATGGTGGTGGAGTCGCCACGACCGACTTCTTTGAGTATTAGTACGCCTCCGATTTTAATTTTTTGACCGTGGCCAGACTGGTTGACGGATAGGCTGCCTTCGTATTTTTCGAGCAGTAAACAAAAGCCGTCGGCCATGTTGAGTGTTGATTTTAGGCCTTCTTCTATCTCGGTGGCTGACACCATGCCGAAGCGTGGCACTTGGGCGGTGTGGCCGAATAGTGCGCCGCTGGCAAGGGTTTGGAAGTAGGCTTCGTAGGTGGTTAGGGTCATTTTCTTTTAATGATGAATTTTTAATGATGAATGATGAATTGGGAATGATGAATGTTTAATGCTGAATTCTGAATTGGGAAGTGTTTTTATTTGTGTTTTTTGAGTTCGGCTTTTTGTTTTTTTGCTTGGGCGATGTCGTAATCGAGTTTTTTGAGGACGTTCCACAGTGGTGCGGTGTCAATGGCATCCATCTGGACGGGGTTGGTGGCGTATTGGGTTATGGTTTCTTCCCAGGCTTTGTTTTGAGTGAGTACATCTTTATAGGTTAGCTCTTTGGGTGGCTTATCAGGATCGGTACGCTTTGGCGGAAATACGTTTTTGTGCTGCTCGCTTAGGTGCTGGCGGCAGCCTTGGTATGTTTGCAGGATTGACAGCTTGACTGGCAGTGGCAAACGGGCGGCGAGGGTTTCTCGCTCGGCAAGGGGTTTGTTGGCAAGGTGTTGGTTGCTTCCGTTGCGGGGGGCGGTGGTGTATAGGACTGCGATGAGTGCATTGAGATGATCTGTGGATTTGGTTTTGAGATATAACAGAAATCGGGTTTCGGCAAAGCGGAAGTCTTTGAACGTTAGATCAGTGAATTCGTCGGCAAAGCCGTAGAGTTTGGTGCGCTTGTAATAGTGCTGCCGCACGTGTAGGGTGGGCAGTAGGTTGGTGGTGAGGGGCTTGGGGTCGTTGTAGAGAAAGTCGGACACTAATAGAAGTTCGTCGAGATTGTCGTCGGATAGTTGATAGCATACTACATTGAAACCGATGCGGCCCAAGAATGGCTTGATGTAATAGTTGAGCAGGAAAAACCAGCGTAGCCAAAACCGTTGCTGGATGTTGAGCAGGGCGAGTATGATGAGCCACCCCGCCCGGTAAGGGTCGGGCGTGGTGGTGATGATGCCTGTGATGCCAATGAGCTGACGGGCAGAAAGCTCATTGAGGCTGGTAGGCACGGTGATGGTGCGGGTATGTAGGGTTAGGGTGGTCATGTTATTAGCGCCAGCATATGCGGCCATGTGAATCTCCTTAAAAAAATTATTAATTATCTAACAAAACTAGCACTTTTTTCTTGACTTTCTATCGTCACCATGATATGCTAGGGGTGTATCACTTGCCTAACAGTCGTAAGAAACTCGACAAAATCAATATTTAGTACTCTATAATAATATGTTAATATTTGTAGGGGTACTTGCAAATATTTTACGTTCCCCCTAATAACTGGTTATTACCAATTACCAAACATTTTCTTGAATGTTACCTTATCTTCAGCTGCAACCTTTTTAGAATCAGCCTTAGATCCGCCACTATCTTTAACACTTTCAGCCGTCTCTACTGGTTTTCTGGACTTAGAGATCTTAGATTTACGATAAGAGTCTAAGTTTTTCTTACCAATGATCTTTTCCATAACATCAGCAGGTTTAGCTTCAAACATTTGCTGAATTTCGGATAGAATTTGTTGTTCAACATACGGCATAATATCCTGCACTCGAACGTCTGTATATCCATGAACGTCAACAGCTTCCATCATAGCATCAGCAATACGTTTAATAACATAAGGAGACTTAGGAAGATCAGAACTAGAAAGAGCTGAAGTGATATCATCATCTAATTGTTGATATGTTTCAGCACGAAAACGTTCCAGCTCTGCTTCTTGTTTTTGTTTTTCTAATTCCTTTTCTCGATTTTCCTTTTCAGCAAGCTTACGCTCCAATTCCTCCATGCGTTTCTGTTCTGGAGTTTTTCCCATTTCTTCAATTTCTTCATTTAAAATGCTAGTAGCTAGAGCTTTAATGTCTAACCCT